CTAGGCAGCGAGGTATTAGTGACAATTTATTTAACGAACTTGAACTAGGAAAAGCCCCTGACCAAGTGTTTAACGACGTTCTTACGGGTCAACGTGGTGGTGACATTGAGTTTTTCTTGAAGGACGGTGAAGTACTCCCTTTCCGTACCGAAGGTGGACAGGTATATGACAGAGAGAACAACACGTGGGTCTCTGCTCAACAAATGGGTCTAAATAGAGCGCCACCTGAAGTTCAACGCATTGAAAACCTCAGCGGCACACTGGCTGAAAAAATCATGGGCGAAGGTGTTAGTCGTTTGTCAGACGGTCTTGATGCTGCAAACAAAGCTGTAGTTTCTATTGAGTCTATTGATACGTCTTTGGAAAACATTGACAACATGTATACAGGCTACGGAGCTACGTTTAGAATGGACGTTGCTAGGGCAGCGCGTGTAGCAGGTATTGACATATCAGATGCGGACCAGATAGAAAACACGCAAGAATACGCTTCATTAGCAGGAGCACGTGTTGCTGACTACATCACCAACTTGGGTGCTGGTACAGGTTTGTCAGATAAAGACAGAGAGTTTGCAGAGAAAGTAGTAGCAGGCGACATTGGAATGAGTCCTGAAACTATGCGTAGACTGTTGACTACTATACGTAACCAAAATGTACGAACCATAAAGCAATACAACAGCCTAAGAGGGGCGGTAGACAACAAACTAAAAGGAAGCGAAAAAGCAGGTATGGCTTTCTACCCTCTGGTTGACATGCCTCCAGAAAGGGTTGAACCTGATGTTGACGACACTGGTTTGACTACAGGTTCAACAGTAACAATAGGCGGCGTAGACTACATAGTGGACTAATAATATGAAGACAGCAACTGATCCTACAACAGGTAAAAAAGTATACTGGGACGGACAACAGTGGTTGCCTCTTAAGACCGCCACTAATCCACAAACAGGAGCGCAGGTAGGTATTGCAGGGGGACAGACGTTCTCTTTGAGCACTCCTTCTACTACTCCTCCTGCACTTCGTGGGTTTGAACCTGAGATGGCTGCGCGAGAAACCCTCAGGGGAGAACTAGAGCGGTTTGGTCCTGAGGTGTCTCGTAGATCACAGATCATCATGGGGGACGACCCAAGCCTGCTACAGCAGCTTTATCGAGCACCAGAGTTAGCCCTTATTGGAGGCTCTCAGGCAGCTAGAGCGGGTGGTGCAACATTGTCTACCTACATTAGCTCTTGGATTCCTAATTCAGTTAAGGAAGGAGCAGAAGCAGCTTACGAAAGACTCAAGGACACCGACGCTTTCCGACTAGCGGCTCAGGCAGCTTCTTTAGGTGACGCAGGTTACCAAGCATTTAAAGAGCGTATGCCAGAAGCAGCAGAGCGTTTTGAGTCAACTGTGGACGTTGGTCTGTTGTTTAGTCCTAGACCAGATATACCTAGACTAGACATCGCCAAAAGAGGCGCACAAAAAGAAGCTGCAAGACGTATCAGAGACAACAAAAAAGACGGTGTTACGCTTCTGTTGGAGCCTGTGACTCCAGAGATGCGGGACGTGTTTGAAGAAAAGGGCGCCTTGCGTACAAAAACGTGGCAGCCCAGTGAGTTTGACAACTTAGTCATTGACACCGTGACTAACATGAAAGGCATAAAGCCAAACCGTTCGTACACCTATAACTACAGGCAAGTACAGAAAGAAGTCGAAGCAGCCAAACAAACGACTGACAAGATTATTACTGCTCAAAACAAAGCGATCAACTCTGACAAGTTTCTAAAGGACATGCAAGGGGCTGTTAATGAAGTCTTAAAAGACGACATTGTTCGTATAGCCACCGGAGACATACAAAAGCAGCTTACTGAGTTGTCAGAGATTGTCCTTGAGTCAGTACAAACCAGAGGTTCAGACCTTGTGGGTGTACTAGAGGTAAGACGAAAATTTGACGACTTAATCAACAACTTTGACGGAACACCTAGTGCTAAGTCTATTGCTGCCCGTAAGATTCGTGGCGTGCTAAACGACACACTCAAGGCCAACACCCGTGGAGACCAACTACACAACCTGTTGACTAAACAGTTCCACGGTATCACAGCCATGGAAGACATGTTACCTAAGCGTAACGCAGAGTCCAGAGACCTCGTTAGTCGTGCCGTACGTAATCTTAAGGCTGTTGACTTGTTGCCAAACACTGTTCTAGCACTAGGCGCTACAGGAACTGCAGGCTTAGGAGCCATAGGAGGCGCTGTACCAGCAACAGCAGCAGGGGTTCTTGGTGCTACAGTGTACACAGGCGTACAGGCCATGAAGCCTAGAAACAGGGCTAGAATATACGCAAGTATGCTTTCTGCTGTTGACAAAGCCATTCCTTTGACTAAAGGCACTGCCCTGAAAGAACTAGAGATGGATCGTCTACTTCTTGTAGATCTTATTGACGAAACTCGTGAAGAGATAAAGGAAGAAGAGAGTGAGTGATTTCCAGAAGAAAAGGGAAGAGTACTTGGCGTTACGTAAGGGGGCTTCTAGAACTACTCCGTTAGCGCGTAGGGCTGCAAAAGAACAAACCTCTGCCGTCGCGGGTTTTATTTTTGATTCTCCTCTTGACAATCCGTTTGGATCTATGCCTCAAACAGTATATGCAGGTTCAGAGGGCATACCAATGTCCGCTCCTCGTAGAACCCAAGTAGACCTCATGGCTCCTCTTAACTTCGGTGCTGAAGAGTTGACTACTCCTGCTAACGTTCCTTTTGTCGCTGGTCCTCGTATGTTGGCAAGGGCTGGTAACGCTTTTGTTGAAAATATACCGACAGAACTCAAGGGTTTTTATTCAGGCAGTCCTGTTGAAAAATACAAGGGGATATCTGAAGGGATGCTACAAAGTGCTAAAGGGACTGCTAGAGAGCTTGTAGACCCTACTGAGATGGCGACTAGACGTGAGTTTGGTACAGGCTCAGTTAGACGCGCAGAAATGCAACAGACGGCGGACAGAGGAATAACAGAAGGTAACCCAAAAGCTTCAGCTTTCCTACGTGCTCAAGCTACAGGGAAAGCAGTAGGCGAAGGCGACACAGTCATCGAAGCTTATCCTGTGTTAAAAAGAGATGCAGTACAGGTAGGCCGTTTGGAAAACACTCAGGATGTTCAACAGGCGTTGACTAAAGACAATCCAGATATAGACCAAGACATTGTAGACAGAGCTACAAACCACTTGTACGCTCAACAGGGTAAACAAGGGCAACTAGTCACAAGAAACAGAGCAACATCCAGTACAAACCTAGGTCCTGAAGCTATAGGCCAAGCTACGACTTCTCCGGTAGCTCTTAGAACACTGTACTCCCCAAAGAGTATGGAGAGTTGGTACGACGTAGTAGGAGACAGCCCTAGTACGGAACAGTGGAAAGAGATGTTGGGCTTATTCAGCGCTCTTGACAGAGACTTTTTGTTGCAAAACAAGAAGGTATTCGGTGAAAACCCTTCTGCTGCTGCCGTGTGGAAATCCTATTGGAAAGGTAAGAAAAACCTTAAAGAGGGTAACAATCTGGGTTCTGACCAGAAAAAGTACATAGAAGCTGTTGACAATCAAATGAAGACTCAAACAGGTCTTAAGAAGTACCTATCTAAGTTTGTGCCTAACGCCCTTGTTAAGCCCAAAGGCCCGACCAAAGTTAATGAAATGAACGGTAAACTTGTATTGCAACAGTCGTTCAACTCTTCAGCTAAAGACTTGGGCGGTATGAATGCGTTTATCGTCGTAGATCCTAAGAAGGGCGAGTTCTACTCTATGCTGTCTGACGGTCACGACTTGCTTGGACAAACGCCTCCCGGTTTTGAAGAACTGGTAAACGTAGTTCCCATACAGAAGTACAGGATAGGCGGAGGTAAAGAAGCAGGAGGAGCGCGACCTAAGAAGGAACTAGAGGCTGCTACAAAAGTCTACGAAAACACTACAGAGCTAGAAAATCGTTCCGGTATTCCTAGGCTTAAAAACGAGAGTGTTTCTGCGTACCAGAAGAGAGTAGCTAGAGACTTCAGAGGAACTGCTACTACTGCGGAACGTCTAGAGGCTACTGCTGCTTCAGCCATGCCTCTGTCTGTCTCAGGCATGTTGACGAGGGAAGAAGAGCGCTAGATACGCTCTAGCACCCACTTTAGGCCCATGATCTCTCCACGTATCTCGTTGTTGCGAGCAGCAGGTATGGACTTGGTTAGTTTGTTCTCAAGTACTTTTATGCGTACTTCGATGTCACGTTTGATATCCATGTATACACCTCGTTAAAAAGGGGGCCGAAGCCCCATAAGTTACAACTCGCAGTTGTTACCGGTGCAGGCTAACTGCTGAGACCCTTCCGTCATGTCAGAGTTTTCTGAGATTGTCCAGTCGATGGACTCAGGAAACTCCTTCTTCAGCTTCTCATAGGTCTCTAAGTCTACGGGTTCGTAAGGAGCCTGTTGGTACGTATGTTCGGAATAAGGGAGGAAACTAACTCCGCTTATCTTGTCGAACTTATTGTACAACCATTGGCCTACCTCAAGAAATTCATCATCACGGTAGTAGCATGTCATGGACGGCTTATGCTCACACCAGTAGTCCTGATAAATCTCCCATAGCTCAAGTTGTTCCATTGCACCCATCTCAGAGGCCACCACAGCCCCCTCAGGGGATTTTATAGGGAAGGAGAATACCTTGGTAGTGGGTGACATTACGTCGTCCTCTACGGGCACTCCTGCGGCCTCTAAGACTTGGCAGAGGGGGTCTCTTGAGTCCGCCCTGACTCGTCTAATGTACTGATCTGCGTATCTAGGATGGATACCAGAAGCAGAATCAACAAGCTGAGACACAGTGCCGGAAGGCTTAACAGCAGTAATAGCGGTAGAAACATTAATACCAAGACGTTTCGCCCATTCTGCATTAGTTTTAACCGCTTCTTCTTTGAGTTCAGTAAGCCAAGTTTTGAGAACACCCTTGTCTCTCCTTCCCGACAATGTCGGATGATCCATAATGCCTGTCAAAGAAACTCCCAACAGTGCTTCTTCTTCTGTATTATTCTGCCAAACCTTCCTCAGGTACCTAAAGTTTGTGAGGGTAGCTTGTAAAGTTCCAAGGATAGTCGCAGTACGTACTTTCCGTTTGAGGTCTGACAGCGTATCGGTTGCCCGGACAACAACTTCTGATAAGTTACAGAACTGGTAGGGTCGAAGGATAATTTCGGAGCATGGATTAGTCCCAAAGTCATAGGAAGCATCTCTTCGCTCGTTCTTTGCAGCTTGCTTTTGACTTGCAACCCTAGAGAACATTCCTCGTTCCCCAGACCTTGACTCGTATAAACTTCTCCACTCATTTAAAAATGCCTCAAAGTCTGGCTTCTCTGTATAACATGCGCTGTTGTTGGCTAGTCCTCGTTGGGGGTTATCTTGCCACCACTGTCCTGACTTTGCTCTTCGGATTCGGTCGTCAGTGAGGTTAGATAGACTGATGAGAGCACTTCTCCGGACTCCCCCAACCACGACGATCTGTGCAATCTTACAGCAGATATCGTGACATTCGATGGAGCTAAGTTTGCGTCCAGCAGCCTCCCGAAAGACTTCAACGGTGAAGTTAAACAGGTCAACAAGAGGTTCTGGACCACTTGCTCGACCTCCGAAGGTCTTAAGGGATGCCCCTGCAGGTCGTACTCCAGATACGTCCCACTTCGGAAGTTGACCCGAATAGAGCAAGCTAACAAGTTCTCTGTAAGCTTTAGCCCAGCCAATTTTTGAATCAGCGACATGTATAACGGTGTCTGTGTCATGAAACTCCTCTGCTACTTCTGGTAGTTTGGTAATGTACTGTCGTTCTACGCTAAAGCCCACACCTGTGCCGCACATAAGCACATACATCATCTCGTCAAAAGCTTTAGGATGGTCGATAGGCATGTAGGAGCAGTTGAAGCCAGCGACATTGTCACGGTCCAGCGCCTCCCCTGCAGTCATAAGTGCCCGCATAGAGGGCATTACGTCTAGATCGTGGATGTCTTTGAAAATACTGTTAGCTTCTTCCAAAGTAAGCCTCTTCTTTTCAATCCAGAAATTCAGGTACCTGTCGGTTGTTTCTTCCCAAGTCTCCCGTCGCTGTTCCTCTGGTAGGTAACGAGCGTACCGTGACTTGTGAATGTATTGTTGATATGCGTCCATTAATTTTCCTCTTCAAAATATCTCTTGCAAAACACTTTCGTTACTTCTTCGTCTACACAGATCAAAGCACCGTACATAGGTATGCACCTTTCTTTTACAATCGTGTACGAACCGTATTCAGCACAGATCCTTGTATCAGGCTCAGTCACACACCCAGACAAAAGAAGCAGCAGAAGTAGTCGTTTCACTGGTTTAGCTCCTTAATAAGCCTGTCGATGTACCAACGGCACTTGCGTAGGTCCTCCACGGGCTTTCCCTTGTAGTCATAGCGCCAGAGGTACTTCAGTGCGTTACCCTTGAGATAACCGTTGAACTCCTGTTCAGGCATGGACGCTTTGATTGCTTCGATGGCTTCGATTGCTCCCTTGTTGTAGTGGTCAGGTTGCTCCACAGGGTCTACCTGCTTCGGCTTCCTAATGGACAAGTTATTCAGTGCTCTAACTGTGTCCCACTCTTCGGGAGTCGCGTCATCAATACTCATGTTCTTCCTCCTCTAGCTCTTGTTCAAACACATCCAGTCTGTTGATTAACTTGTCCTCAAACCTGTCCAGCATCTCTTCTGAGGTTACCTGTAAGACCTCCAGCAGGTCGTCTGGGTCCATGGTTTTCAAGAGGCGTTCCTTAATTTCCTCCAGCGTTAGCGACATAGTCAATCAACTCCTGTAGTGTCTCTATAGTATACCATAAAATATTCTCTTTGTCACACCATTCCGACATAGTCATTTTAGCCCCCTTGCGTATCTTCTTGTTGGGCTGCATAAGGACAAACACTAGCTCTTGTCCTGCTGGCAGACTATCTCTGACACTGGTGTACTTCTTGGTGTCTCCGTCTCTAAAGTACCCCTTGCACTCCACGAGAACACCAGAGGCGCTGTGAACAAAATCAGGACGATAACTGCGCTGAATGGTGTAGGGGACGGTGAACGGCTCATAGTCAAAACCCTTTAGTAGTTTAGAAACGTCTTCTTCAAATGTGCTACGAAAGCGTGATCTCTTGGACCTTCGGCTCATTGATAACCTCCGTTAAATATCTTGGACCTGAGGAGTAGGCGAAGGCGCGAACGGAAGGCCAACATACCTGCTTGTAGGAACAGTAGGAGCATCCGACGGCGAGTTTCTGGTTCCCACTCTTTCCATCTGCGATAGTGCCGTAGCATACGTCGGGTGGGGTTGGATGCTCCACTAGCTTTTTTACGTGGTCAATGCGCTCCTTGATGTCGTAACTTATGAGATCATAGACAGGGGCCTGAGTGTCCTCCTCGTCGTACATGAGGTACGTGAGGTGTCCATTCTGCTTGTCCATGGCTAACCATCCAAATTTAGTAGCACCCTCTGAATATGCGTATCCTTTAATTTGAGCCACGTAGCCAAATGGGTCGTCATAAGCCAGTGTGCCGTCTTTGAATTTCCTAAACCCATAAGTCGAAACAGATTTAACGTCAGTAACAATACCGTTGATTTTACAGTCCATCGAACCTGTAATACCGTTAACTTCACACTTCTTCTGTTCATCCGTTACCTCATGACCTGCGGCTCTAGTTAGGAACAATAGCATCTCTTCAATGAGGTGACCGTAGAGGAACTTGACATAGGTATGACCCTGTATGTCGTCGGACTTCTCCACGTCATTGTAGACGTTCCAGAGGTAGCGGTCCTCGCGCCCAATGTTGGACATGCGTAGCTTACGTCCGTCACGCTTACGTCCACCAAACTCGTTACGCATGAGTTCCTTGACGTTTTCACCGAACAACTCAATGTTGGCTTCCATGTCCACGCCTTCTGCTACTTCTTTCGTCTCCATCAGTTTGTAGATGTCAGAGACTAATGTGTACACGCTTTTCATACGTTTCCCTCAGTGAGTTTCTGCCCACGTTGTTCCGACCTTGAACTCTCCGTCAAGGGGACATCGGAGACTGTACTCCAAACCTGCCGCCTTGAGGCACTCCACTGCGAGCCAGCCATACTTCTCTGCTTGGTCTGCAGCCACCTCCGATTGTACTTCGTCATGTATGTTACCTATGAATTTATAGTCAAGTTTCCACTGTCGTGCGTAGTTGTCCAAGATGACCAACGCTTGCTTCATCACGATAGCCCCTGCCGCCTGAAGCAGTGTGTTCAGTGCAGCATGTTCAGATCGAACTCTAAGTCTACGTCCATCAAGTCCTGTGAGATAGCCTCGCCCAGATGCTCTAGCAACGCGGTCTCGTAAACTTTCAAGAGAAGGTGTATTTGATAGAAATCGTCGCTTAAGGTTTGCGCCGTCCTTTGCGCTTCCTCCAACGATGGTTCCAATCTTTGCGTCTCCTGCTCCGTAGAGGAAAGCGTAGATGAAAGTTTTAGCTTGAGGTCTTGTTTCCAGCCCTGCAGCCAGTTGATTTCTTGTGTGTATATCTTCGGTGAGGAGGACATTGGTAAACTCCTTATCGTCCATGTAGTGTGCTAGCATTCTGAGTTCCAACCCAGAAGCGTCAAAGCCAACCAAAGCCTTCCCTTCAGGTACAGTCCAGCAGGAGCGACACTCATGCCCATAGGGGCTGTGGCTTGCTGGGACCTGAGCCATGTTGGGACTTTGGTGGGTCATGCGTCCAGTGACTGCACCGTTGCTAATGACACGGCCATGAACTCTCCCGTCGTCCTGCACATGTTCTAGCCATGAGTGGACCTGTGCGTATCTCTTTTGTAGCATCAGGTACTCACTGCATAGGCTAGCCTCTGGCAGGTCAATGGTGTCTAGAACAGCCTCGTCAACGATGGGATTCCCTTTCTCCGTAACTTTCTCAAAGACGACACCAAGCGTTGATAAGCGCCTCGCAATCTGTTGCCTAGAACCAACATTGAAAACCTCAACTCTGTCCTTAAGTCGTTTACCAGTCTTTTCAGACCATCTTTCGTGAATGATCGGCGGGAACTTATCCTGTAGTACTTCTTCGATTTCATTCATTCTCTCCTTAAATGTTGCTAAAAGTTCATGGGAAAGCTTCTGGTCTAGTACCCATCCGTTGCGCTCCTGTTGTTGTACGGCGTACTGCACCTTATGTTCCAAGTCAATTGACCGCTGGTCGAACCCTGCCATGTCCCTAACTAACTGCTTGTGTACGGCCTCTGTGACCTCTGTGTCACGCTCACAGTACTCAATCATAGCAGTAGATAAGCAGGACCAATCATCGTGGTCACCTTTGGGGAAGCCCAGAAGCTCACCCCAGACCTTCAGAGAGTGTCCACCGGGTCTGCTTGGGTCGTACAAGCGCGACAACACCAGAGTATCGACTATGCGCTCAGGGGCCACAGAAACGCCCCAGAGACGTTCTAGCACTGGGAGGTCATAACCTATCAGGTTGTGTCCACAAACACTCACAGAGCCTTCTAGAGCCTTACAGAGGGACCCTGGGTCCTTGTGTACAGTATTTACTCCGTTTTCCCGTGTCACGACACACCAGATGCGCGTAGGGTTGAGACCGTCGGCTTCCAAGTCAAGGTAAATCAAAAGTCGTCCCCTATGTGTGGATTAGCGACTTCCGACAGACGACCTGTGGAACGATCATAGGCCAGCCAACAGGCAGGTCCGGTTTCACCCGTGTACCTGTTCTTCAACACGCGGACTGTGGTTGTGTTACGGACATCCTCGTTCTCGTGTTGCTGATCCCGTTCCATGCCGATGACTATGTCTGACAACTGAGCGATGGCCTGAGACCCCCTAAGTTCACCTAAGGATATCTGAGCACCGTCCTCATGGGCCTTGCCTTGGGATCTCCGGAGGTGTGACACGAGGAATAAACAAATCCCCGTCTCAGCCACCAGAGTCCGCAGCTTGGTCATGATTTCGTCAATGGCCTTCCGTTCATCCCCTGACTCCTGAGAACTGACGACGATGGACAGGTGGTCCAGTATGACGTACCTGCAGTCAAGTGCTTTTGCCATGTAGCGAACACGGGCGAGGAGGTTATCAGCCGACGTTGACCCCCAATGGTCAAATAGGTAGTAACGTCCTGTTCCCAGTGTGGTCTCCCAAAACGGTCGAAGTTCGTCCACAGGCGTGTCCTCTTCCAAGTGAAGGGGCCTGTTTGCCGCCACCGACATGATACCAAGCGTTGTTCGGGCCAAATCCTCCTCAAGCGCCAAGACTCCAATATTGCCCTCGCATCGGCGTAGAAGATCATACTCAATTTCTCTGATAAATTGGGACTTTCCCATACCACTGCCGCTAGTGATCGTAACGAGTTCATAGGGCCTGTGTCCTCTTGTGATATGATTTAGGCCTTCCCATGGATAAGGTATTGACTTGACATTCCTCTTTTCTACCAGTTTGTCCCATGTGTCAGTACCGGCGACGATACCGTCGGGTCTGTAGACCTTCGCGTTCCACCAGTGTTGCGTAAAGTCCTTAACCCTGTTAGCCATGAGCATGTCACTGGCGTCCTTCAGGGGTAGCTTACATATCTTTAGCTTATCAGGGCTGAAGAGGTCTTTCACCTGTTCAACTGCTTCGTCTCCTGCCTTGTCGTTATCAAAGCAGAGTACCACTGTGTCGTACCCTTCGAGCCACTCCAATTGGGCCTTGATTTCCTTGGCGGCGTTACCTGCGCCCGACCGAAGTGATACCACGTCCCACTGTTTACCGGACATCTCATAGATTGCCAAGGCGTCTAGTTCGCCCTCAGTAATCGTGATGTAGGTGTCCCTGTTGCACTGCTGTTGTCCGAAGAATCCGACGTTACCTACGTCCCCCATGGACATGAAGCCTTTGGTCTTGACCTCGCGTACCTTTGCCGCGCACAGGTCACCCGTAGACAGGTCGTAGTAGGGGTAGTAGTGCTTTTCTATTTCACCTGTGGAAGAGTACTCCACGGTGACCCCGTAGCGCCCACAGGTGTCCTGAGATACGCGCCGTTGGGGTATGCTTGAGACCACTCCCTTGAAATTAAGGGGCTTGGCCTTAGGTAATTCTGAGGTCATGCCATGGTCTCCACCGTGAACGTGATAGTCACAACCGGCACCAAAACAGTGTTGGCCCCCGTCGTCGTAGATAGCGAGAGCGTCCGAAGAACCGCACTCCGGACAACTCTCGTGTCTTAGGAACTTAGAAGTCTGCGGCATCGCCTACGGCAATCTCTGCTTCCTCTAGTACTTTGACCGCCTCAAGGTAGGTCGCTACGCCATGCACTGGGTGAGGCTGTCCCAGCTTGTACTTAAGGCGGACTTTGGAGTTGTATGGAACTTCTCCGGTGTAGGGGTTGCCGTCGGCATCAAAGCGCTTGATTTCGTACTTTGATTTGAACTTGCGTTGCTTGTTACCTTGGTAGTCCTTGATCTTGACACCGTTGGCTGCAAGCTCCGCAGCGTCGTCTTCTGACAATGTTACTGTCATGGAGTAGGCTCCAGTTGACTGACCGTTGAATACGTCATGTGCGGTCAAGTTGCTGAAGTTAACTACGCCTTCTACTGTTGTTACTGTCATGGAATAATCTCCGTAGTCGCCGCTAGGCGCGGCATTGGTTTTGGTTTTAGCTCTGAGAATTCCTCAGAACATACTAATAGTATACACTATACGAAACTACCTGTCAAAAAAGAATCTATGATCTGCACACAGGTGTACATAATGAACATCATAAACCCTATGCCCCCAGCAGGATAGATCACGTTAGCCTTCCACGGGTTGTCCCGTAGCCACTGTTCTAGTTCCTGCTCTGTCATTAATCAAAAGCCAACACGAAGTTGCCTTCCTCCGGTATGCTTGGGTCGTCGTCCCTGTACTCGTAGGAGAAGAAGGAAACCCGTGTTGCATTGATAGTGTACTGTTCCTCAAACGCTTGGTACGTCACCTGTTGCTTTAGATAACACTCAGGCATGCGTTGTAAAACCTCCAGTAATTGCTGATATGTCACTCGTCACCCTCCGGTAGGTCATCACTAGCAAGGTCCAAGATCTTGTCCAATGTAGACTTGGTCATAACCACGTTCCCACGGTCGTCCAGAGACAGCTCTAGGTCCTTACGAAGCACAAATGGTATACCACCCCATGGGTCCCGCCTCATGATGTCATTGGTCACTGTGCGGGCTTGTGTGTAGCCGAAGCAGTAGACGGAGTAGTCTCCGCCTGTGACTTCATAGATTGACTTTTCGTCGATTAACATAAGTTATACTCCTGTAGTAACTACTACTGCTTCTTCTTTAGTATATATACCTAGGTATACCTTAGTAGAGGGTATCATAGTTTTCATCGTCTGTAAATACCTCATATTGGTAATATTCCATGGTTTCTGTGTCTACTCCCGCAGAAGCAGCAGCAGAAAGACAAATACCACATAAATCCAAAAAATCACCGTGTGTGTCCTTCTTAGTTAACTCTGATTCCTCTAGTATTCTGTTGCAGGCTCTACAGCGCATCTCTCCACTCCTTTCCATGTAGTTCAACCATCAGCATCTCTAGATGTCTGTATGACAACCCTTTGTACTTTCTACGGCTCTCTAGTCGGTACATCTCAGTATCAAACTCCACCAAGTGTTCAACCATGGCGTGTGTCTCTGGGTCCTCTGGTGGACCTGAAGGGTCCTCAGAGTCACCCCCGTAGTACCCCTGCTCGTATTCCTCAAACGTCATTGTATGCCCCCTGCATCCGTTGTATTAACTCGTCGATCACCTTCTGCTCCTCCTCTTTCCATGCGTCAAGGTCATCAAGGCCCTCGTAGTCTTCTGCCTCGTAGTACTCTTGGTACTCGTCTGCCCATATCTCCCATGTTTCTCTAGTCATCGTCATAGTCTCCTGAAAAGTCCTCGTGCTCTGGGTCGTATTCGTACACTGTAGGACCAGTACCGAACATAAAATCATACAACACCTTCAACGGAACCCATAAAGGCGCCGTAATGGCCCAGATAAACAGCCTCATTCGTCTAGCTCTCCCTTGATGTATAGCCAGAGCGTGAGCATACCAGATGTTGATACCAAGATCAACACGTCCCACCACGGTTGCCAGTTCTCGAACATCTCTAGTCCTCCTCTCGTGTTATCGTGGCCATTCGTTTCTCCCTCTCTCGTATCCTGCGGCGTGTCCGATTATCCAGCCGAAGCCAAAGCAGACTAGCACCAATGTGCAAACCATCAATAGTTCCATGTCTAGCGTCTCCCGTGTCGTAGCTTAGACCACCAGCGCATCACACGCCAGAATCGTCTGTGGTTCCTGTCAGTGTCTAGGAATCCTAGTTTGTCTCTCAACCCACACAGGAGCCGTGAGGAGTTGTTGATGGTGTACTCTGGGTACTTGAATCCCTTGCGTCCGTCGTAGATGTCCCACACGTGGTCCTCGTGATTGTACCAGATTGTGTATCGTCCTATGTTCATGATATCACCTCGTTGTTCTGTATGTCGTATGCCAGAGGACCAGCCGATTGATAAACTAGGTCTGCCAACTCTGGGTACTGCTTCTCCAACTGCT